TCGAGATCATAAGGCACGAGGCCGCTTACGCCCGAGACCGATGAATTCAACGGGTTGGTCAACGTCCATTCGGAGCCGGCCTTCGTGAGGTCGGCGAGGCCGTCGAGTGACGACTGCACGGCGGCGAGCTGGTCGCCCGAGATGGACTTCGTGATCTCGGTCTTCAGTTCGTCAATGCGTGAAGCGGTCGAGGCCGTCTTCTGGATTCCGCGCGTTGGGTCGAATGAAATTTCACCGCGGCGAGAAGCGTTGAGGGTGGATGCGTGGACGGTGCTGAGGGCTGACTTGTAAGCCTCAAAGCGCTTGACCTGCTCGTCGGCTGGGAGGCCGTGGAAGAGCTGGTCAAGGGAAGGAGCGGCGAGTGCCATTCTGGTTCCTTTGGGTAGTGGTTAGTTGTTTGCTTCCAGCGCTCGAGCGGTCTCGAGGTACTGGTTGCGGAGTGCGGGGTCGGTGATCTGCTTTGCCAAGTTGCGGAGGCGCATGGCTTCCACTTCGTTGGCGAGGACTGCTGCCGACTTGCTGGTCTGCTCTCGTGTGGCTCGCAGTGCGGGTCCACCGGGGGCTGCCATTGACTTCACCTCGTCGAGCGCGGCCTTTAGGAGTTCGATCTCCTCTGTCGCCTTGCTCAATTCGGCCTTCGCCGTCATGACTTCTTCAAGGCCCAGCGCCTTGACGATCTCGGTGCGCAGTTCATCCTTGACCTCGGTGGTCGCGGTGTCTGCGCTTGCGTTCTTGATCAGGTCGGCGCTGACGCCGAGTCCGATGTATGCCATTGTATCTCCTGTTTGGTCGTTGTCCCACCCGGTAAATGGGGCTTCTGTCTGATTCTCGCTGGCCTCGTCGGTCCACCAGTCGAGGAACATCTTGAGCGTGCAGAGCAGCTGCTCCACGTCGCACGTCTCGTTGTCGTCGCCGGCCAGCATCTCGTCGAGCTCGGCCTTAATGCAGTTAATCAATCCGAGGCGGATCTGCTCGAGCTCGGCGGCATCGTGGTTCATGTCCTCGGCTGCCTTCGTGGTCTCGGCGTCGGCACCCTTCCAGTTGTCTGGCACCATCTCCTCGTGGCCGAGCGCCTTTGCTCGGGCCTTGATGTGGGACTTCGCAGCCTCGGGGTCCTTTGCCCGGCCAATGGCGCGGATGGCGTTCTTGAGGTCCTTGACGTTGTTCACCGGGAACGAGCCCGATGGCATGGCGTGTCCTGAAGCCGCGGCCACTTGGCGCTCCTGATCGGTGTAGGTGCGCTTCTCCGTGTCGGCGTCGGCTGCCTTGTCTGGTTCGCCAAAGATTTGATTGTAAAGTCCAGGCGCTTGGTTCTCGGTAATCGCTTCCGAGGCCATCTGCGTCATGCGGTAAGCCTCGCCACTCAAGCGGTTGGCGGCACCGGACGATTCGTATCCCTTTGCGGCGTCAGCGTGAGCATTGGCTGCGAGGTCGTGAACGGTTGCGGCTTGGCGGAACAGAGAGGCGCGGTCGCTGTCGTTGCTCTTTGACGCTGCGTCTCGAAGTCCTGCGGCAATTTCGCGGTGAGAATTTGAGGCGTCTTTGTGCTCTTCTGGCGTGCTTGATGGATCATCTTTAATGTCCTTTGATGCCTGCGTCATGCCACCGGCTCCCCACCGCCCGTGCTCGCCGCGTGGCTGGTCAGGGTTGTACTCCTTGACGAGCTCGGGCTCTGCGTCCTTGATGTCGCGGTTGTCGCGGGTCTGAGGGTTTGTGGGGCTGTTCTGCAGGTGGTTCTCGCTGCGTCCCTCGGGCTGGTGTCCGGATCCGTTGCAGACCTCGCAGTCGGTCTCTTGGGTGTTGCCGTCGACGTTGGTCTTCTTTCCGGTGCCGGAGCATGCTTGGCATGGCTGCGGCTGGTCGCGGTCGAGCACTTCGTCGGCGACGCCGGGCTCCTCGGTTGCCACAAGCTCTGCGTTCTGCTCGGGGCTCTCTGCCTTCTCTACGTCAGCCACTGCTGCTCCTTTAACTAGCGCGCCATCAACTGATTTCGCGATTTCAATCACTGCGCTCGGATTGGCCGGACGATCCACAAGGGACACTTCGACAATCGTGCCGTCGACAATTCGGCCTCCCGGTGCGGCGTCGTCCTTGACCACGCGGGCGCCCTTGATGCCGACGGAGAAGCCGGTGTAGATGCCCTCCTCCACCATCTTGGCTGCCTGCTCGTCGACGACCTTCGCGGTCACAACGAAGCCGGATCCGGTTTGCTGCATCTCGGTCGCTTTGCCGACGGCCTTCGCTGCGTGCATCTCGCGGATGTTGCCGATCTCCATCCACTTGGGCATGGCGCTCTTGAGCCACTTGGGGTCGCAGATTTGCTGGTCGAGGTCGAGCGTGTCGTCGGTCGCTAGACCTTTGACGTACATAAAGCCGTCAGGGCCACGCTTGGCGGTCAGGTTTCCGAGGTAGATGCTCTTAATGTTGTCAGTCATGGGTTCTCCGGTTAGTCGTTGCTTGTGACGGTGCACATGCAGTTGGGGTGCTCTGGTGGGCAGTCGGTGTCCGTGATGTCATAAGGGCTGTTCGCTTCTCGGTCGAGGCATGCCTCGCATGCTGTATCGTAAGCGACCCAGTTCCACTGCGTCACGCCGGCTGATTGGTAGGTGTCTAGAGCTGCGAGGCTGTAGGCACGGTTGGCTTCTGTCGTTGCGATCACGTCTCCGCGCGTGACCGGGTTCTCCAGTTCTTTGAGGTGCGGTGGTCGCCCGAAGAGCCCGTCTACGAACTCCGCGATGCGGTCGCCAATCTCGGGGGCTGCTTGGCGCTGGTTCACGCCGTCGGCGATAACGTCACGGATCCGGAGCAGCGTGGTCTCGTTGATGTCCTTGACGAGGTTGCCGATGCCCTCCTTGAGTGCTGCCACTCGCGCGCCGGCCACGAAGCCGCCGGCTGCGTCTCCTCCGAGCTGCGTGGCTGCTTCGTAAATCAGGCGGAGCTGCTCGGTGAGCCCTGCCGGATCAATCCGAACGTGGCCCATGCTGGCCTGCACGGTGGCGAGGATTAATTCTTGGCTCGCTTGATTGGGCGTGTTTCGGAGCGCTTGGTCAATTGCGAGCTCGTAGCCGGTGACGCTTGCTTTGATTGCGGCGTTGATGGCCGGGCCGTGCTTGTCTCCCAGCCGTTTAATGGCGGGGTAGTTGGGCATGTCCTCTTTGGCGCCCTTAGTAGTTGAACGGGCTTTTGGGTTATCGGTTATCTGCGCTTTCAAGACTTCAGCCTCTTCGAGCGTGTGGTGTTTGAACTCGAACTTCCGAGAGCGGGGCTTGCTGGCAAACTTGGCAAACGCCTTAGCCTCCTGCGCCTTTAGGTCAGCTTGCGCCGAGCTGCTCGAACTTTCGCTTTCTTGACCCGTGTCTTTTTTGCTTTCGCCAGCCGGAGCTTGGACTGCCTCGCTGCTTGGTTGCTCACTTGGGGTCTCCTTCTGCCCGGTTGTCTCGCCGGTTGCGTTGGTCTCGAGCAGTCCCTTAAGAAACTGGATCTGGCTCCCGGCCACAATGAAGGGCTCGTCTGCCTCGGGCATCTCGTAGAGCGCTTGCCCGAGTTCGCCCTGTACGTCGTTGAGGGTCTTTTGGCCGGAGAACAGGCTGATCTGTAGTGCCTGCGCCTTGTCTTTCATGGTCTCGGCGTTGGCGCGGTCCTGAAGCACGAACGTGACGTTCAGGTCGGCGTCGAGGTAACGGCGGCAGAGGCTGTTGATCACGTCGGTGATGTAATTCTCCATCGGGCGAGTGGAGACGGTTTCGCTCGACTCCTGCTCGCCCTCCATGTGGCCCTTGCCTCCTCCGAGGCCGGCGCGTGCCACCACTCCGAGCGCGCTTGGGGCAACGCCGAAGCACGCCGCGATGCGCTTGATGATGTACTCGTCGTAGTCCGATTTGTAGCGCTCCGACTCGCTGGGCATGGCGATTGGATCAAAGCCATCGGGGAGCACCTTGATACGGTGGCGCTCGGCTGTGGATCCGGTGAGGCGGTCGTTCAGGATTCGCTCGTAGGCGCTCAGCTTCTCCAGCGTGAGCTCCATCGAGTTGGTCTTCATAAACGTGGTCGGCATGCTTCCGAACTGGTATTCAGCCCGCATCCATGCTTGGCGGTCGAGGTAAAGCGTGGCGGCTGGGATTGCCTCCTCCACCGGGCTGAAGCCATACGCGCTCCAGCTGCGGCGGTTCTTAATGAAAACCGAGAGTTGGTCGGTCTTGTATTCGCCGTATTTGCCGGGCGTGTTGTAGAAGTCGCCATCGCTGTCTGGGCTGGCGGTGAATTCTCCGCGAACGAAACCCCAGAGGATTTGCTGGTAAGCCGGTGATGGCGGGTGTGGCACGTCGCCGCGGTTGTCCAGCAGTATCTTGATTGTCGGCGCGTCGATGATGTCCATGCCGATAATTGCGCCGCCCAAGTTGTAGCGCGGGTAAACGCAGAGCTGGTCAAAGACCATGATTTGCCACATGGCTTCCGTTAGCCACTCGCTCCAGCTGCGGTCGCTCTGGACGTACGGGTTCTTCCAGAACGAGGTGAGGCGGTTGATCTCGTCGCCGTAGCGCTCTCGGCCAATTCGTGACGCTTTGGCGTGGCTGCAGTTCTCGTCCTGCATGATCTGGGCGATGGCGTTCTCGCTCAAGTCGAACGACCAGTCCTGCTTGACGAGGTCGCCCACTCGGATTTCGATTGCGCGGTGGATCACGTCGCATTGCTCTGCCAAGTTTCGCAAGACCGCGAAGGGAACTTCCGACTGGGTCAGGTTTAGGTTCTGAGCAACCTGATATTCATATTTTCTGGGAAGCGCGCGGCCCGAGTCGTCCAGCACCACGTCAATGGGTGCGGGGAGCAACGGGGCGGCTGGTCCCAGCATGGCGCCGAAGCCCGAGCCGGTGAAGCCGGGCTGACCGGATTCGTAGCCGACGCCGGGGCGGTCCATTGGGATTGCTTGGCCGATGCCCGTGACGATGCCTTGTCCCGCAATCGTGCTGTAAGGCTCTGACGGCGTCGCTCGGTTGTAGTTGGACGTTCCCATTGGGGTTGCGGCGAGGCCGGCCTTGACCGCCTTTGCGACTGTCTCTGCGAGCTTCTGGTCTCGTGCCTTGCGGCTGAAGCGGTCCCGAATTGCCATGTCGTCCTTATCGTGGGTAGATCTGCGTGAGGTCTGGTGTTTCGTTGCG